TAGGCCATTCCTCAAGCACGGTGGCGAGCTGCAAGTTGTTTTCGCCAGCTGCACGCCGGGCCAGCCACCACACGAGCTGCAAAGAATCTTCGCCGATCGTCGGGCCACCACCCCAGAACGCAGCGAACGGCAGACCGCCGCACGCCTTACGAACGACAACCTGTTCCGAGAACGGAATGTTGTCGGGGCAGAAGTTGAGCGTCCTGCCCTCAAAGGTCATGCGGAGTACGCTCTGTGCTTGCTGTTTTGCGATCTGACGCTTTCCGGCGCCGGGTCGTGGTGCTGTTGCCATTGTGCCCTCCTGCGGGTAAGGCTGATTGTGAGCTAGATGCCGAACGCTCGACTGATGAGCCGGTCGAGGGCTGCGTCGAACGCGTCGTAGATGTCGCCCTGGTGGGCGGCGAGTGCTTTGTTAATCGCGTAGGGGCCCTGGCTCGGGTCCATGACATCCCAAGTGTTTCCGATCCACTCGGGATGCTGAACTCTCGGGCTGTCGGCGAAGCGCGCTTTGTTGTACCAGCCGGTTCGTTTCTTCGCACCCCAGAACGCCACGTTGGCCATAGCGGTCGCGTTGCGCTTTGACTTCGACGGCTTGACCTGGAGGCGTGCCTGTGTCGCCGTGCCGGAACCTCTGAGGGCGCCGGCCGCTTTGGCGTGTACGCCACCCATACGTCGAGCCTCAGACTGCGAGACCCTCGCTGCGATCTCCGCAACGGTGAGATGCGCTGCCTTGAGTTCTTTGGGGAACTCGTCGCCGGCCTCCTTGAGTGCCTTGCGGAACTCTCGGAGACCTTCGACAGTGATGACTTTGTTGCCCGGTAAGGCAGCCACGATTACGGGGTGGCGTCAGAGTTGACCAGGACGGCGGTGATTGCCGACGCGTCGGTCGAGGAGGCGATGCACTTGATGGGCAACGTCTGGGTGAGGATCTCACGGCCGGCCACGTTCGGCGTGGAGCCATCGACACGCACGTTCGTCGTGATCGTGACCGAGTCGGTGCCGGACGTGAACGCTGCCACGAGGGCGGCTTCGGTGCCAGCTACGAAACGGGTGTACTGGGTGAGGTCAGTGAACTCAACCTCGAGGCTGCCGGTGTATTCGCGCAGACCCATTTCGAGCGGCTCGGAGATGTACTGGCTGCCGAGGAAACGGCGGGAGTCATCGAGCATGTTGTTACCCGAAAGAGTGAGCGACTTGACGTTGACCGCTGAGCCGCCGAGGGTGACCGACGCGTGGTTGAACTTGAGCGGCTTGATTGAGCTGGGGTAAGTCGCCGACGCGAGGGCGACGCCGAACGTAAAGGTGACGCCGGTGCCGGTAGCTGAGGCGTTAGCCGACAACGTGGCAGCGGTACCCGAAGCGACAGCGATGATCGTGGCGCCGGAAGGGATGCCGGTGCCTGAGATCGGCTTGCCGATGTCGTCAACTGAGAATGCAGCGGTGACGCTGGTGATCGCAGCCGAGCCCGAGGTGGTGACGCCGTCGGTAACGGTGCGGAAGGCGAACTCGCGTTGTCCGACGAGATCCATGCCGAGCGTGGCGATTTCGCCAGCGGCACAGGCGATCTCCCAGGAGGCGACTTTCATGCCCGCATAAGTGAACGGAAACACGGTGCCGTTCGTGGCGGGGCGTCCGACCTGAACGGTAAGCGAGTCGCCTGACAGATCACCAGGGGTGAACGTGTGCGTGTACGGGCCCGCACCTGTTGTGGCGACCGCTCCGAACATGGCGGTAAACAGCTTGCCGAGTCCACGGTTGTACAACTCGTGCTGGACTGAGCCGGACACGGTGACGTCGCCGCCGTTGTACTGGTCAGAGGTGAGCACGCGTCGACCGGCAAGGATGCCAGACGATTCGAGGCGGGTGCGGTCCTGTGTGAGCGACTCGGAGATGAGAGGCAGAAACGCCGTAGCGGTAACCGGGGTTCCGACGGTAACTTCTGTTGCGTAGCCGATCTGAGCGGCGAGGCCTGTGCGAGACATAGTTAGTCCTTCTTCGTTTCGGCCTCGTCGGCCTGTTCGGGTTGGGTGGTGCGCTTGACGCTTGAGGCTTTCCAGCCCTGGGCGATTAGTGCCGCAGCGGTGGCGTCGTCAACGTCGAGCGATTCGCCCGCCTTGACTGTGACCTGTAGTGCGGCGACATCGAGGTCGATGCCGGTGGAGTTTGTGACCTTCACTGGTGGCTCCTTAGAGCAGACGGGTCGAGACGGATACGACGACTTCGGCAAAGCCGACAGGACCTTCGGGAAACATTGCGGACGTCATTCGTTCGCGTGTGATCTCAGCGGACAACACGCCGTCGAGACTGCCGAGGCTGGTGTCGTTCGCCAGGGCGTTCTCGACTGCGGCGACGAGGACCGACAGTTGGTCCATCGTGTCGTCGAGAGTGCCGAGACCGAGGACTCGCATTTGCAACGGGATGTCGAAGTCGTCGTTGCGTTGCTTGCGGCCGCCGGTCATCACGGGAATCTCACAGGTTCCGTCGAGTTCGTCGATCCAGATGAGTTGCGCTGTGGGCGCGCGATCTCCGGGCCAGCCCGGCTCAACAGTTACGCCGGTCAATGTGGCGTCGGACTGAAGCAAAGAGACGATGCGTTGACACGCAGCCCATCGGATGTTTGTCGTAGCCATTACGCGACGCCGTGAGTGCGGAACTCTGTGAGCGAGTTGAGAAGACGGTCGACCTCGAGGAAGCCGGTGGGGCGTCCACGATTCCAGTCGGGCGTCGAGTACCTGGTGAAGCTGCCATCCATTGACTGTGCGATGACGTCGCGAGACTGACCAGAACGGTCAGCGAACGCCACGCTACGGACATACTCCGAAGTTGCACGCAGCAGCACCTCGGTCGGTGCGTCGTAGCCGTGCGAGTAAGTGAACAGGGCGAAAGGTGAACCGACCCACAGTCCGTCGATGACCGTGCCGGCCACCTTGTCGACAGTCAGGTCAGCGAGCTCGCCGGCCGTCAACGCGGTTTCGTTGATCGTGACAGCGGTGACGCTGCGGATCTGCGGGTTGGCGAGCTTCACCAGTTGGTTCGGTCGGACGACCTGCTCGGCGGTTACGGTGCGAGGCTCGAAAGCCACGCCCAAGTAACGCTCGGCGATCTCGGTGAACTCGGAGACGAGGCGCTCGAGTTCGGTCGACGGGTAGGTAGTTGCGTTAGTGAGGGCCGGGACGCGACTGCGTACCTGTGCCGCAGTCAGGTAGGCCACGGCTTAGGCCTTCGGTGAGCGGCGGGCGGCTGGCTTGATGGCGGCGGTCTCGACCGTCGGATCAGCGGCGGCGATCTCGCGCTTAGAAGTGGGGGCGACTGCTTCGCAGAAACCGTTAGCGATCAGCGATTCGCAGACATGCGGGGCGAGGTCAATGGTCTCGCCGATGCCGGGCCAGCTAATGCCGTCGATAGTGCCTGAGAGGGCGATGAGTTGACGAACCTGCATGAGGAACTCCTAGAAAGGTTTGGGGGTGCCGCCCGCCAGATCGTCGGGGGGAACGATCTGGCGGGCAGCGGGGTTACTTCGATCAGCTGGCAGCGCCGCCGACGAAGTGCTTGACAGCTCCGGTCTGGTCGATGAGAAGACCATCGGTACGCAGCGACACGCGGAACGTGCGGACTGAGTAGTCGAAGGCGAAGTCATCGGAGACAGCAACTTCGACGCCGTTGACTTCGCGCACGAAGTAGGACGGGAAGTGACCGAACAGGACCGACTTGGCGGTGGCAGCCGGAACGGCCATCGCGTCGTTGAGGAGGACCGGGTAGCCGAGAAGACTGTCCGGGTCGCCATTGAGGCCGGGAGCAAACAGGTACTGGTTGTTCTCGTCCTTCAATTTGCGGGCGTTAGCCATCGCCGTCGACGACATCATCCATCCGGTACCAGGCTGCGCCGTGTATTCGGAGTTCACCGAGAAACGAAGGTCGATGAGGTTGTCGGCGGTGAAGACGCCGGCTACTGCTGCGGAACCTGTGACGCCAGCGGTGGAGCTGGTGACGATGCCGATGGGGTTGGTGCCGCCGGTGGCGCCCGTGGTCATGTGACCGCGAGTTGCAACACCGATGGCCGTGCCGGCCTGACGGGCAAGGAATCCAGCGACGTCGACCGATGCGTCAGCAGCGAGTTCGTTGCTGAGCTGCACAAGGACGACGTACTTGTAGGCGCCAAGCGCGCGCGTTGCGAGCGTCGGGTCCGAAGCGGAAGCCTGTGAACCTTCGCCAACAATCGATGCCGTCGAGTTGACGGTTGAGGTCGGGACGTTGAGCGTCTCGCCGTTGGCCGTGGTCAGGACTGTCGCGACGTTGCGGACGACGTTCGTCTGGACGAGGTGTTGCACGATCTGGTCGTAGACGCCGGTGGCAACTGAGCCACCCGATCCCGACTTGATGACTGCGCGCTTCTCAAACATTGCCGAGCGACGCTCGCCAGCGATGAGGGCACGGACAGTCTCGTCATCCGAGGGGACGACTGCGGCACGTTCGCCACCAAGATCGAGGGGAAGCCCGAGACGGCTGCGGGATTCCGCGATGTCACGGTCACGCTGAATGGATTCGATGACCTTCGCACGACGGCTGTCGAGCGCGTCGAGGTCGGCGTTGATGCGGTCAAACTGTTCGGCTTCTTCGCCGGACAGGTCACGGCTCTCGGTTGCGGCGTGATCGAGGAGGCCCTTTGCGGCTTCCCACGCGATCGCGCGCTGCTCCGAGAGGTTGTCAATGAGTTCGCTCATTGGAATCTCCTGGGGTTAGAGGGGTTTTGTTTTCTGTGGTGCAGGTGGTGGCCGTCGGTGGTGGCGTCGGTGACGCTCCGGGCGAGGCTCCGGGCTGCGGTTCGTCTCAGCGCTTGGCGTTGAGTGCGAGGTATCGCTGAGCAAGCGCGACAGAGCGACCGGGGGTCGGCTCGTCTGCGGGCTCGGCGGTGAGTTCTTCTGTGGTGCGGACCTGTGCGCCTTCGGTCGCTGCGTATGCCGGGAAGCCGGTGACGACTGAGACCTCGTGCAAGATGACTTCGTTCAAGCGGCGGGACTGGCCGTCGGCCGAACGTGACTCGCCACCAGAAGGAACCGAGAAACCAAACGACATTGAGTGGACATCGCCGCGCTGGATCAGCACCGACAGGTCACGACCGTAGGAAGTGTCGGGGAGTTGAGCGTCGACCATGAGGCCACGGCTGTCTTCGGTGACGGTGAGGCTGCCGGACTTTGTGGAGGCGAGCACCTGGTCGGTGTTGTGATTCAGGAACATTCGGGTCTCGCGACCAGATTGCAGCGAACGTGAGAACGCACCAGGGGCGATCGTCTCGATGAACGGCAGCGGCTCGGACGGTGAGTCGAAGACTGCGGCGTATCCGCTGAAGCGCATCGGCATACCGGTCGTGTCGTCTTCGACGGCACGCAGCTCGAGGCCGCCTACTTCGACGGTACGGAACTCGACGTCGCGTCCGGCAACCTTGCGCGCTTCGACCTCTACGGCCGTGTAACGAACGGGTGCCATGTTTGCTGCGGGTTCTTCGACCATTGCGTCCTCGGGGATCTGAGCGGGGTCTGAGGGCAAGGCGACAAGGTCGCCGGCGATGACCCAGCGTTTGCAGATAGCGGTCGGGAGGATCTCGCCGTCGACGATCTCGCAGGCGTTACCACCCTCGAAGAAAGAACAGCTCGAGCATTGGACGCCTTCTTCGGCGAACGGGTTCTCGCGCATGTAGTGGGCGCCGTCCGGGCCTGAGCCCTGGTCGTACTTTCCGAACAGGTCGACGATCTTCTCGTCGGCTGAATACATGGCGATCTGTCGCGGGCTGAGTGGGTAAACCCCATCGTGCGCGTCGCGTGTTTCTTCGATCATCGGGGATCTCCTGAGAGGGGGCTACTCGGGCGGGTCAGCGTCAACGCCGACAGGCGGCAGGTTGAGGCCGGGGCCGGCCATAGGTGCGCCGGGCAATGCAAGGAAGAACTGATCGCCGCCGGGGAAGTAAGGCTCGAGGCCTTCGGTGTTGCGCGCTTCGTTCGGTGTAATGAACCCGGACGCAATGCCGACTTGGTGCGCTCGGTAACGGTTGATCGTGTCGGCGCGTAAGAACGCTGAGGTGTCGAAGCGGACAACCTGCGGCGATGGCATGAGGTTGCTGAGGGCGTCTTCGATGCGACGCAACCAGGGCAACAGCGTGTAGGTCACGAACTGAACGCCGGCCTGCTCGATGTTCTGGTACGTCTGCGACGGACCTGACGAGCCGACCATGTGGGCGGGGACTCGGAAGATGCGGGCGATCTCTTGGATCTGCGCTTCGCGTGTGGCGTTGAGTTCCATGTCGGCAGCCGAGGCCGAGACTGGTCGCCACTTCAGACCGCCAGCAAGAACAGCTGGGCGGCGGCGGCGGCGGTGCTGAGATTCCCAAGTTGCCTGAAGGACCTTCGCAGCTTCGACAGTCATCTCGGTATCGGTCTCGAGGACCGAGCTTGGCGTTGCGCCTTCGCCGTAGAACTGTGCGAGGTGGCGGTCCATTGCCAGCGAAAGACCGATCGTCGTGCGCTGAGTGTGAATCGGCGAGATGCCCTTCGCCTGCTGCGG